TTACAATTAAGAATCATCAGTCAAAACAGATTGTAGTGTTTGGTACTGGTGAATTTAAAAATGATAGAGAAGATGTACATTATGTAAAATGTCAGGATGAAGATGAGCTCTTACAAAAGTTTCTTGGATTTTGGGAGACACATAAACCAGATGTTGTTACAGGGTGGAACTCAAAGTTTTATGATTTGCCTTATTTAATACATCGAATTAAATATAGATTTGGTGAGGATGAGATTAAGAGATTGTCAGTATGGAAAACAGTATTTAAAGATAGTGTGTACATTCAAGGTAAGGAACATATTTGTTACAATGTGTTTGGTTTGGAACAGTTGGATTATCTTGATTTGTATAAAAATTTACTTACTCAGCTCAAGAAAGTTATCGGTTAGACCATATTGCATTTGTTGAATTGGGTGAACGTAAAGACCCAAACCCATACGATACTTATAGAGAATGGTACACTAAAGATTATCAATCATTTATTGAATATAACATACAGGATGTGGAGTTAGTAGATCGTCTTGAGGATAAGATGAAACTGATTGATTTGATTCTTACAATGGCATATAATGCAAAATGTAATTATGGTGATGTATTTTCACAAGTAAGAATGTGGGATATTATTATGTACAATTATTTGAGAGATAAAAATATACAAATTCCATTGATTGTCAGGAAAGACAAAAGTGAGATGTATACAGGAGCTTATGTTAAAGATCCACAAGTTGGACTTCATAAGTGGATTGTTAGTTTTGATTTGAACTCACTATATCCACATTTAATCATGCAGTACAATATTTCCCCTGAGACTATCAAGGGAATGCATAGAACTGTGCCTACTGTAGATAAAATGTTATCACAAGATTTTGATACATCTTTTTTAAGTAAAGATGAAACTGTAACTCCAAATGGTGCAATATTCAATACATCCAAATATGGATTTCTTCCTGAGCTACTATCACAGATGTATAATGAACGTAAGGAAGTTAAGAAGTTGATGTTGAAAGCACAACAGGAATATGAGAACACCAAAGACCCTAGACTTCTGAATCTTATATCACAGTATAAGAACAAACAGATGGCACTCAAGATTGCATTGAATTCTGCATATGGTGCAGTTGGAAATCAATATTTTAGATTTTTTGATATACGAATTGCAGAGGCTGTAACTTATGGTGGTCAACTTTCCATTAGGTGGATTGAGATTGCACTAAACAAATATTTAAATGAATTGTTGAAAACAGAAGATGTGGACTATGTTCTTGCATCTGATACAGATTCGGTTTATATTACATTTGAGGCTTTGGTTGATAAGTTGAAACCGAAAGACCCTGTTAAGTTTCTTGATACTATTTGTAGTGAAACAATAGAAAAGTTTATCGGTGGTAAGTATCAAGAACTTGCAGATTATACAAATGCATACGAACAGAAGATGATTATGGCTCGTGAAGTTATTGCAGATAAAGGTATCTGGACTGCAAAGAAACGATACATTCTGAATGTCCATAATTCTGAAGGTGTTCAGTATGCAGAACCAAAACTCAAGATGATGGGTATAGAGGCCGTCAAGTCATCAACTCCACAAGTTTGTCGAGACAAAATTAAGGATGCGTTGAAATTAATTATTAGTGGTGATGAAAAAGACCTTAATACTTTCATACAGGATTTTCGTAAGGAATGGTTGGAACTCAAACCAGATATGATTGCATTTCCCCGCTCTTGTAATGGTCTTGGTAAGTGGGCAACAACGAATGGTATTTTCAAGAAGGGTTGTCCTATGCACGTTAAGGGTGCTTTACTTTATAATTATCAACTCAAGGATAAGAAATTACTCAAGAAATATCCTGAGATTATGGAAGGTGAAAAGGTTAAGTTTGTTTATTTGAAAAATCCAAATCCATTTCAAACAAATGTATTCACTTTTCTTACAGAGTGCCCTAAAGAGTTGGAAGTGCAGAAATATGTCGATTATGAAAAACAATTTGAGAAGTCATATGTCGAGCCATTGAAGTTTGTTACGAACTCTATCGGTTGGATGATTGATGAGTCGTATGGAACTCAAACTAACTTATTAGATTTTTTTGGATAGGAGAATATGAGAAAATATTTACCATTTAGAAACCTTCTTTTTCTTTTTCTTTTCATACCTATTGCATTGATGCCAATTATGGTGCCTATTGCAGGAGAATGGAATGAGAAGCCCGTGATGTGTGCAAATGAAGAAGAAACATACAAAACGATAAATGAAAAAGAAGAAGTATTAATTTTTACTGGTTTAGAGTTTGCAAAGGTTAGGTCTGAATCTGGCTATAAAGTTAAACCAGCAACATTACCTTTTAGATTTTATATAAATCTAGAAACAGGAACATATACAGTAATTGAATATCATCCAGAATATGCATCATATTGTATTATATCATATGGTGTAAATTTACAGACCTTTGGTGGTGATGTCTTATAGAAAGAAAATATGGATTCAGATAACGTAATACAACATAGAATGTTTGTGGATGATGTAACAAGTGAAGCATCCAGAGATTGTGATACATTCCTAGTAAGGATTGAAAATTTACAAGATGCGGATGCATTGTGGAGTCAACCACAAAGACTGCTCACAGGAGCAATAGGAATTTGTTCAGAAGGTGGAGAACTTCTGGACTTAGTAAAGAAGTTAATTTTTCAAGGTAAAGAACCTACAGATGAATTACGAAACAAAATAAAAAATGAACTTGGAGATGTCATGTGGTATGTCCAACAAGTTTTGATAACAATGGAATGGGATCTAGAAGAAGTACTTGCAGAAAACACTAAGAAATTAAGTGGGCGGTATCCAGAAGGATTCGATGTCGATAAGTCAGAAAACAGGAGTGACTAATGCAAAATTTATTTGATATAGCTGGTATTGAGCCCAATACTTTAAGTGCTACAAAAGTTATGGAATCTGTAGAAGATAATAGATTAAAAAAATCATTAGATTCTACAAAACATTTTCGTAAAAAAATGGGCAAGGAAAAATTTGAACAGGAGGTTCGTAAACTTTTAAAGTGGAGTGAAAATAAAGGATAATATGGATCTAAAGAAATTTATAAAGGAGTCAGGAAATGAATATGCTTCAATCGTGGAAGAAGGTGTTGCGGCTGGTGATGTTCATAGTTACATCGATACCGGCAGTTACTTGTTTAATGCTCTTCTTTCTGGTAGTTTGTCTGGTGGACTACCTTCAAACAAAATTACAGCTCTTGCTGGGGAAAGTGCAACAGGAAAAACCTACTTTGCACTAGGAATGGTCAAACAATTCTTGGATGCAAATCCAGATGCAGGAGTATTATACTTTGAGTCTGAGTCTGCAATACCTAGAGAACTTATAGAGTCTAGAGGGATTGACCCTAAACGAATGGTAATACTTCCAGTAGTAACTATACAAGAATTTAGAACACAGGCAATAAAAATACTAGATGCATATCTGGAACAGGAAGAACATAAACCTATGATGTTGGTTCTAGATTCTCTTGGCAATTTATCTACTACAAAAGAATTAGAAGATACGGCGGCAGGAGCAGAGACAAGAGATATGACCAGAGCTCAAATTATCAAAGCTTGTTTTCGGGTGTTGACCCTCAAGTTAGGTCGTGCCAACGTGCCGTTGATAGTGACCAATCACACATATGATGTGATAGGTGCATATATGCCAACTAAGGAAATGGGTGGTGGTTCTGGACTCAAGTATGCAGCCAGTTCTATCATTTATTTGTCGAAGAAAAAAGATAAGGATGGTACTGAAGTAATAGGAAACATTATTCATTGTAAAAATCAGAAATCCAGACTGACAGTAGAAAATAAAATGATTGATGTACGATTGGGTTATCAGTCAGGCATCGATAGATATTATGGACTTCTAGAGTTTGGTGAAAAATATGGAGTATTTAAGAAGTCTGGAAATCGTTATGAAATAGATGGTAAAACTTTATATGGAAAATCTATATATGATAATCCAGAAAAATATTTTAATAAAAAAATTATGGATGGTTTAGAAGAAGCCGCAAAAAAGGAATTTCTATATGGAGAAGTGGATAAAGACATACCCGAAGATATTCAGTAAACAAGAGTGTTCGGGTTTTGTTGAATATTTTAATTTACAGGAATATAATAATAATTTAACACATACTGATTTAAAAGATCATCGACATTTTGATGAGATTAATTTGAATCATTTTCCTAAAGAAACTCGCGAGACACAATTATCAGTATACGATAGGTTTAAATATGTCTTACACAAATACAAAGAAGAAACAGGGTTACACGAGCGTGCCTGGCCAGAGACTTTCAAATTTGAAGAAATCAGAATCAAACGCTATAGAATGGGTCGAGGGAATTTCTTGGATCATGTTGATGTTGGCAGTTATGATTCTGCAATGCGGTTTTTGGTACTTTTTGTATACCTTAATGATGTAGAAGAAGGTGGAGAAACAGAATTTCCAGAATTGGACTTGACTGTGACTCCAAAGTGTGGTACAATGCTATTGTTTCCTTCAACGTGGACATATCTGCATCGTGGAAACACACCAATCAGTAACGACAAATATATTTTAGGGAGTTATTTACACTATGTCTGAATATACACCAATAGAAACAGTTAAACACGCAGTAGTAGTGCGTGAGGGTGATGATTCTAAACTCAACGCCATTCGTATTGATGAAGGTAAATTTAAAGGTCTAATTTATATTTACGAAGATGTTATGATGGGTGATGAAACTAAAGGTGGGGGAATGAACCTTCATTTTACATTGAGGCCTGCCCAATGGAAAAACAATAACCATTTGAAACACGAACAAGAATTTCATCAAATTGCAGGAGATATTCTTGTTTCGTGCCTTGAAAAAGGATTAACTGAGGAGGAAAATTTTGAAATTATCTACAGAGACAATGATTCTGAGTCACTTGATGAACAACGAAGCGTACACAAGGAAA